TTCGCCTCGTAGTTTGATATCCAGTTGTTCGCCGCCGTCCTGGTCTACTTTCACCCGCACACTCCCAACGTGACAGTCCACAAAGTAGCCAAAAGCCTCCGCGCTCAACACATCGCCGAATTGATAATGGATGTTATATTGCATCCCCGGCGTATCGTGTAATGTGCCAGTCAACACTTGGCGCGGTCTGAATTCGTCTAACGCGGCATCGCCGTCTGACTCCAAATTAGCAGTGACTGATTCATCCCTACTATCCTTGAAGTACTCACGCCGGTTCCACTTACTCGCGTCTCTCCGCTGAACATTCTCGCGGATAACCTGAACGCGCGCATTACCTTCACCTTGTCCGGCTACCATTACCCAGTTGCGTTCATCCGCATGGTAAGTGCCAAAATTCGCTTCGCTCAAATTGCCATATTGTCTGCCAACTAAGCGCGGATCACCAGAGGCGCGCCCGTGATTCTGTCCACGCTGTCCGGTATAAGTACGAAACTCAAACGTGCCAGGCGCGGTTCTTATTACATCAAAGCCAAGCCAAATATCGTTTTTTTCCTGTGCCACTTCGCAGATTTCTTGCAAAGTAGTCAGCACATTTCGATAAGCAAACGCCTTTGTAATGGCAGCCCCACCAGCACTCAAATTCGGGGCTTCTGTTATCTTACTACGCCCTGCAGAAGCGGTTGAGCCTAACTGCTTGCTGACAATCGCTTTCATCAGATCATCTGGAATGCCGGTCATCTCTGCATCCTCTGAACCGGTAAATGCGGCGACTATCGCCGTGTCCAATAGCCAGTTTGCGTCATTTGCTGTTAATCGGATATACTCCGCGCCTTTGATGTCCGTCCAGAATTCCCAGTCCTGCAGGAAATAAGCCGTTTCGTTTTGCAGCTCCAGCGTACCGTTCTTTTCCCGCCACACTTCAAATATATCACCGACGGCAAACTGATCGTACTGCATCAACCCGCGCGGTAAGTTGACCACCAGCGAACCAATCGCGTTCTGTGTCTTGACGTACTCAAGGCTGTTAAACGCCTGAATTACGCCTTTTCTGATGCCTTCGTGCGTGTACCATACTAACTCATATCTCATTATAGCAGCGCTCCATCCAGCCCCCAAAATAGCGGCGTCCAGAAAGTAAACGCGTTTGTGTTCGCGTCCGTGTCTGTCATGAACAGCGATAAATAATTTGTACCCGGCTTCAGGTAGAAGTCGCCATAATCGCTGCCCGGAACGACGTAGCGCATCAGGTTACCGCGCCCTTCCCAGCCGCCTTTGAATTGCAGGTCGAGCGGGTCGAAGCTGAGGTTAATCCATTCCCCCACTTGCAGTGTCAGCCCGTCAAACATCACTGACTTTCCGGTGTTGTAATTTGTGATAGCTTTGAGTGTACCCGGTCCGTGAATCTGTATGAACGGATAAGTGTTTGCGCTTGCACTTGTTACGTTCAGGTTCAACACGACAAGTCCAGTTTTTGCGTTTTCGTCTGGGTCTCCTGCTACAGTTGAGAATGCCCCGCCGATATAGAGCGAGCCGTCTGAAGCGGGTAAAACAGCGTAAACTGAAGCTGATCCAGGTAAATTGATGTCCAGCGGCTGCCACGCCCCGTTAGACCAAACAGCAACGCGGTCTGTTAAGGTTAGCCCGCCCGCGGTGGTAAAAGCGCCAGAAGCATAAACTTTGCCGGAGTTTACATAAACGAACCTAACGATGCCGTTGACTCCAGAACCGAGAGATTCCCACTGGCTACCATTCCATTTTACGATATAATCCGCGTTCGCAACTCCGCCAGCGTTCGTAAATTCTCCGCCGACATAAAGGTAACCAGTCGCGCCAAAGGCAATTGTATAAACCACAGCATTTATATCAGTATTTGTGCCGACCACCGAAAACTCTGTCCCGTTCCACTTGCACAGGTAAGGATAAGCGGCGTCCGTGAATGCACCACCAATATACAAATCGCCGTTGGGGGCGAACTTTAATGCACTGACCTGATCATTGAGTCCAGTAGAGAGCGGACTCCAAACCGTGCCATTCCATTTGGCGATTTTCACCGTATTAGCGACTCCACCTGCGAGCGTAAAAGCGCCGCCGGCATAAATATCGCCATTTGAACCGATCGCTATCGAAAAACAATTAGAGTCCAAACCCGTTCCAAGCGCGGTTATCACGGGGTTTGCGGTGGTAAGCGCGCTAATCTTTACAATTCTATCTCCATTAGCACTTCCCAAGTCAGTAAAACCCCCACCAATATACAAATCGCCATTTGCATCGAACGCCATACAAAAAATAGTATTATTAATACCAGCCACTACCGCTTCCCACGCTTCCGTTATCGGATTCCAGCGTGCCAGATAATCCGCCGTTGCAATTCCACCGGCATTCGAAAACGCGCCCCCCGCATATATTTTTCCGTCCGGACTTTCAGCCATGCAATAAACAGCGACATTCAGCCCTGTAATCAGCGAGTCGTAATGGTCGGCATTCCACTTGCACCAGTTGCCGTCCTTATCGCGCTTGACGATAAATTCAGCTGGGAAGTTGGCGTACAAGTCAAGCTCCTTGCCCTCGTTGTACGCGCCCTGCAGAAGCCCGCTGGGGATGGTAAAATTGAGTACGTCTTTTTGGAACATAGGCATATCCGGTATGTCGTTATGACTCGACTGAAACACGCAGGCAATGTCAATGGGGTTAGTGGCTTCGTTTCCGTTAGCGTCAAAACCCTGGTAGCGGATAATGCGGGTTTGCCCTTCGGCTAAATCGGGGCGCAAGGCATCCAGAATGACCTTTCTGTTAGCCTGCAATTCACCCTGATTATCTCCAGAATAAGCAAGCACCAGCGTGAAGTTGCGTGACTTGCGGATATGGGTTTGATACATATCGCCGCCGGAGGTCATCTTGGTCATGATTTGATTCCAGTCACCCATACCGAGTCCATAAGACGTTATTACTTTGGCATAGTCGTTAATACACAGTAATATGCCGCCTTTGGCAGATGTCGGGTCGCGCCACGAAGTAGAGTTACGGGGGAGTCCTTCCCATCCGCATCCCGCGCCATAGCCGTGAATGAAAGTGGTAGCCTTTGAAGCTTGCTCGAATTGCGCGCCGTCAACATAGAATGGGTCTGTGGAGGCAATGGCGTCACGGGTTATTTGAACCTTATACTCAGTCGAATTTTCTGCCGCCGTGAACGTAACTTCCACCCTTTGCCAATAGCCAGTGGCGGTGAATTTTTTATTTCCTTTACTCACCCAAGACGCGTCATGAATATCTGTATTAAAAGTTTGCCCCGCCGTTGCTTTTATGTAAAATGAGAATGTATAAGCTTTAAGATTCGTCACGCTCAAGTTGGCATAATAAGCGCCGCTTGCTACACCAGAAGCTGTGTTAACCCTCATCGAATAAGCACCCCAGCGCGCTTCGTTACCAGTTGATTCAATGGTCACTCCAACTCCGGATATGTACCATCCTGCAATTCCTGCCGGCGGGTCAAAGCGCGGGTTCTTGATATAGTTGTATCCGCCAAAAGGCTTTACAATCCAGTACTTCATCTGTTCCAACTTAGGTGCCGTCATCCGTTCCATGCCTCCATTAATTCAAATGCCATTTTTATGTCCGCCGGGTTGGCGGTTGTTGGCATGACCAAGTTATAGTTATTAGTTACGGTAGCGCCTAACATTGCATCCGATGATGTGTTAGAATAGACCCGCCCGTTCGTATCCGGAACAAATAGCTCTGGACCCGCTTCACCAACAATGTAAGGCTGACCCGCCAATGAATAACCGCCAGTTGCTCTCAGCTCTGGTACCACTTCGCCCCCGCCACCATTTCCACCTTCGCCTTCACCTCCGCCGACAGGCAGATTGCCCATCGAGCCGTAGGTGGCAATAACGATATTTATTTTAGCAGTATAAGTTTTTTCTAACGCCGTTAGTTGTGCCTGCAGGTCGCCAACAAGTGTCATTGAGTCCTGAACCGCTGCATCCAACGGCATAAAGTAATCTTCGAGGGCAGCGGCTTTTGCGACAAATCCTTCCGGATCTTCGAGCAGCGACTTAAACAGGTCATCGATCGCCAGCTCCATGTCGTATTGCAAAACATAATTCGTGCCGTAAGTTTGGTCGAGAAGGTCAAGCGATGCTCTGTATTTTTCAGCACTTACCCTGTGTGCTTCAAACTCTTCATCCAGTTTGCCCTTCAAAGTGCCAGATACACCCAACCGCCAACTCATTTCTGCTTCATAAACCGTTGTATAAGCGGTTGCAAGATCTTCACGCAGGGATTGTGCGGTTTGTGCTATTTCTGTGCGCCATTCGCTCAAAGATTGCTGATTGGCAAGGGCGGCTTCTGTCATTCTTCCTATTGACTCTGTCGTAGTTTCAGTAGAAACCCAAACACGGTCATTCGCATCAGCCCAACCTTGCGCGCTTTCGCTTGCGGCGTCCATAGTGCTATTGAGAAAGTCGAGCGCAATTTGATGTTGTTCTGCGGTAATAGCGCCCATGCCACTGTGAACGCCCATCTCACGCAGTAAGTCTGTGTATTGCGTGCCTGACACTAATCCAGTTCTCATCAAATTCTGGATTGTGTTCATTGTGGTTTTATAATCTTGACCGACCTCAATATTCTCGGTAATGGAATTGCCGATTTCTGTCATTATTGGGGCGAGTCCGGCAAATGTGGTCGCAAGTTGTAATTTGATAGCATCGCCCAAGTTACCAAATGCAGACTCCATCATTTTCAACTTGCCGGCTGAAGTTTCTGCAATACTGCCAACTCTGGCTATCTGGTCTTCTGCTTGTTGTAAAAACGCTTCCTTGAATGCGTCATTAGCACTCATTCCGGACTCTTCAAGCGACTTTACTTTTTCTTTGAAACCGTCAACACTTACGCCTAACTGGTCGAACCTGGCAGTGGTTTGGTTTGTGAGCGCCAGAACCAACTGGTTCATATTCATACCTAATGCCCCTGACACAGTGGTTAGCCTAACCACCTCATCGTGGGATTTCGCTAAACCGAGAGCCATAAGATCACCAGCAGAACCCATCAATTGGGCGTCTGTCATCATTCCCCTTGTGGCGTTCTTCAAGTCGCCTAACATCAGTTCAGATGTTGTGCCAATTGATCGACTAAGATTGTCAAACTTTATGGCTGAATATTCAATCGCCGCACCTTCACTCGCGGCAGCATAGGCATTGCTAATTGCATCGCCTAATTTGCTCGCGATTTCAAGGGCTTGGTTCATTCCAGTCGCTAACATGGCGAAATCAAATCCACCGCCGCTTTTTTCCATGTTGTTGGCGGATTTCTTTACCGCCGTTTCAGCGGCGGACAAACCCTTCATAAGGCCTGAAATGTCAGCACCAATTGACGCCATAAGACTTGCTATTTTTATTGCCATATTATTTCACCAGCGTCTTTCTCGCTTTACCCAAACCGTCCCTCACTTGCAGCCATTCGTTGAAGTCGGCAACTGAGAGCGCGTCTACATAGTCAAGTGTCCACCCTGTATCTTTCACAAGTTCCCACCGCCAAAACTCCCACGGCATGCCCTGCTTTGCGACAACCGCCATGTAGACGCGCCCGCTCAGTTTTTTACATTATCCAGGTTGCTAAGTTCCTTGAACGACTCCCAAATGCCAATGGCGATTTTACGGTAATCGAGCGGGTTCAGATCCGAAAGTTCATCCGCGCTCATTCCAACCAGTTTGCCAACGATGATGTCATTGGTGTCTTCGTCGGTTTCCCTGTCAATAAGCACCCGCCATTCCTTTTGTGTTATGGCGTTCCAGTTATACTCAACCTTCGCTCCGTTAGAAAGTTCAACCATTATGCGCTCGCAGTTACCTTTGCACCGTTCTTCTGGAACGTGCAACTAATCTCTACCACATCGGCGTATGGATAATTTGTTTTTGCGCCCATTGCGATAGCGGGATAAGACTCTTTTACGTTGCCAGTTGCCGTGCCTTCAGGGTAGATAACCAGCGTGCCGCCAACTCCAGATTCAAGCGCGGCCGCAAGTACCGTGCCCTTCGATTGGTACAAGCCAGACCATTCGATCGTGGCATCCTTGATTGTTGCAATGTACGTCTTATCAGCATCAGC